CTTTTTTAGATAGTGCCTTTGTAAAAACATTTAGCTATAGTGTTGCAAATCAGACAACTATAAAAACTCAAAATTATTTTGTAAACTTAAACAATACTTCTACTAATTATGATTATACTTTAAACCGAACAGGTTTTAATGCTAGTACAGGAGCTTATACTGTTCCTGAATTTGGTTTTTATAATATTAATTTTTTAAGAATGGGCTACATATACAAAAATCCTGTTTTTAACAATAGCAATAGAATTACAATTACTCAATCCGTTTTAAGAGTAATAGTAAAAACTGTTGGGCAGTCACATTGGAGAATACTAGCACAAACCTCAACTGCTCCTGAAGTTATTATATATGAAGCTGATTCTACTACACACACAGGTAGAAATTATTTTGGTAACGAAATAAATGATGATGCAAGATATTTTTTAAATAAAGGTGATACAGTAAGAACACAAATACATCTTAAGTATAAAATTTTACCATCAACAGGAGGTGTTTATGATGCTAGTTTTGATTTAGATTTATATGGCTCTCAAGAAATTGATATAACTACAGGTACTTGCACCGCAAATGCTCCCTGTGTTGTTCCTAATGGTAGATATGATATAAAGCTACAGCCTGAGTATGCTGCTTATGGTCAAACATATAATTTAAAAGATGTAATTAACAAAGAATACAAACAAATTGATTTTATTAAAGGAGTTGCGCACGCTTTTAATTTACAATTTTCTACTGATGAAAGTGCTAAAGTTTTATATGTTGAACCTTTTGATACTTTTTATAAACCATTAGCAGAATCTGTAGATTGGACATACAAAGTAGACAGAAGTAAAGATTATGTAGACACTTGGATAAAGTCAAGTTTAAAAAGAGATTTAATGTTTAAGTATAAGTCTGACGATAAAGACGCAAAAGTAAAACAAAGGTCTATAGATTATTTTAAAGAAATACAAGACGAATACCCATACTTTGAAACTTTAGATGATACTTTTGAAAAAGGAACTTCAGAATATGAAAATCCATTTTTTGCAGGTACTTTTAATGCAGGTGATGTAGACATATCTTCTAATCCTAATCCACAGCCATATATAGCTTGTTTGTGGGAAGAAGCAGAAGGAGATGTATATTTGTCTCCAAACAGCACTACAAGGCCTGACAAGGGATATGATTTTCAACCAAGGATTTTATTTTGGAAAAAATACAGCCCTGATTTATCAGGAGCAACCTGTTTAAAATATGCAGTAGCACAAACTTGGGATTCTACATTTAAAGGCATATTTGCTGACCAAAACGTAGCGGGAGTTTTTATATCTAATGTTTTTCCACAAGCTACATCTTATAATAGAGATGATAGCAGCTCACCTGTTTTGACTTATGGTAATGTATGGGTCAGAGATTATGATGACGCAAATAATACTTATGGGGATTATAGTGTAGGTAATGGTTTGTTTCAGACCTACTACAAGCAAATGATAGAAATGATAAAAGAAAACCCAAGAGTTAGAACTTTGCAAGTAAATTTAAAAATTAAAGATATTATCAATTTAGATTTAAGAAAATTAGTTTATATAGATGGTGATTATTGGAGAATAAATAAAGTTGCAGATTATGCTCCATTAACTAATAAAACTACAAAAGTAGAATTAGTTAAGTGGATTAGTTATGGTGGCTTTCCAAGTGACGAGCCAACACTAAATCAAAATGATGGTAAATGGAATAATTCAACAGGTGTAAATTTTAGAAATATATAATTATGGCAGAACAAAGAAATCAAATAAGCAATGGTGGTGTTCCAAACATAAGTGGATTAGAAGTGTATATGACCGTAACAATAAATGGTGACGATTTTTTAATACCTATTGTGGCTGAAGATGATTATGGTAATGCTCATCAAGTATTAAGAAGAAGTGTAAATAATATAATAGAGGACGACGAATAATATGGCTAAAGAAGATTATCCTAAAATAGTTCAAGGGCTTACAAGAGCAGGAAAGTTTTTTATAAAATCTTTACAAGACGAGCTTGAAGAACAAGAGCATATTGCTTCAAGAACTCTGTATGAATCTTTTAAAATAGAAATTAACGAATTTTTTGGAAGTTTGTTTTTAGATATTGTTTCTGATGTAAGTTATATGAACTTAGTAAATGAAGGAGATACTAATGGGGTTAAAGTAGAAGAAGATGATATAAAAGCTTGGGCGGTACAAAAAGGCATAACATTTAGCAATTCTTTAGATGAAGCAAGATTTGCAGAAGCAGTAGTAAGACAATTAAGTAATGAATATTATACAGAAGGAGGGAAATTAGTTGCCCCTAGAAGATATAATTTTATAGGTTATGCTTTTGCAAAAGCAGAAAGCTCAGGAGTAATATCGGCAATAGAAGATGATATATATAAATCAATAGAGGCAGAAATAGGAACGGTTTTTACAGGCAAAGTAATACAATTAACAATAGCATAATATGGCATTAAACAAAAAAGTAGCAATAGAGGTTGAGATTAAAAACATAGAAAAAGTTTCAAAGTTAAAAAAGGAACTAAAAGAGATGAGAGCCGAAATGAAGGCTACAGAAGAATTGACTGCAGGTGGAGTTAAATTAGGCAAAAAAGCGGCAAAGCAATATAGTGAAACAGCAACAGGCGTAAAACATAAATCTGCTGAGTTAAGAAAACTTAATAAAGACTTAAGAGATTCTAACGATAATACAAAAAAAGTTACTAAGTCATCTAATGGTATGGCTAAGCAAATTATAAAAGGAGCTGCGGCTATTGGAGTTATAGTAACTGCTTTTAGAACTGTTAATAGAGTTGTTTCTTCTATAGTTACAACCTTTACTGAGTTTGAGTTTGTAATGGCAAAAGTAAATGCTATTTCAGGAGCTACAGAAAAAGAATTTATTGCATTAAACGATTCTGCTAAAGAATTAGGTAGAACAACTTTCTTTACAGCAGAACAAGTTGGTCAATTACAATTAAATTTTTCAAAGTTAGGTTTTAGTGCAGACGAAATAATGAACGCACAAGAAGCTACTCTTGCATTAGCTACTGCTACAGGTAGTGATTTAGCTAGAAGTGCTACTGTGGCTGCTTCTGCTATTAGAGGTTTTGGTTTAGATGCTTCTGACACACAAAGAGTTGTAGATGTTATGGCTGTATCTTTTGCAACATCTGCACTTGACATAGAAAAGTTTCAAACTTCTATGACTAAAGTTGCCCCTATTGCTAAGGCAGCAGGATTTTCTATAGAAGATACTACAACTATAATGGCAAAATTAGCTGATGCAGGTATTGAAGCTTCTATTGCAGGTACATCTTTAAGAAATATTTTACTTAAAATGCAAGACCCTTCTTCTGATTTAGTAAAATCATTTGGAAGAACAATTCATTCTTTAGATGAGCTTATTCCTGCTATGAAAGAATTTAGAGAGGAAGGAGGAAGTATGGCTGATGTTTTAGAAGTGGTAGATTTAAGACAGGCTGCTGCTTTTGAAATTATGTTAGCAGGTTCTAATATTTTAACAGAATACAGAAACAATTTAAAAGGCTCATCAGGAGAAGCTCAAAGAATGGCTGACATTGTGGGTAATACCTTACAGGGTGCTTTTCTAAAATTCAAATCTGCACTACAAGGCCTTTCTATAGCTGTAATGGAAGATTTTGCCGCAGGCTTACAAAAAACAGGTGAAAGACTAGCAACTTTAGGTAATATTTTATCTAAATACAGTAAAGTAATAACATTTTTAATAAAAGGCGTTTCACTTCTTACAAAAGCTTTTGTTGCAGGATATATAGCTATGAAAACTTCTATTGTATTTACTAAAGCTTTAAGAATAGCAAAAGTAGCTCTTGCTTTAGCTACAGGTAAGGCAGATTTTGCAACAAAAAGACTTATTGTTAGTATGCGAACCCTAAAAGGGTCTATAACAAGTTTATTGGCTCGTACAGGTCTTGGGCTACTTGTTGTTGTTTTAGGAGATTTAGCTTTAAAATTATATGAAAACGTAACAGGAACAGATGATTTGGTAAAAGCTCAAGATAAATTAAATGAAAGCAAACAAGATTTTTTAGACTTATCACTTAAAGAATTAGCACATACTAAATTAGTTTCTGATGAAAACATAAAAGCTTTAAAAGAAGGCATAAGACTTAGAAAAGTAGAAAGATATGACCTTGAAGAAAGCTTACTAATGAAAAGAATTACTGATGAGTTTGAAAGAAAAGCAGCAGAAAATAGAGTCAAAGATTTAACTGACGAAATATATACTTTAGGAGTTAAAATACAACAAGAAAAAGATATACAAAAATCAAGAGAAGAAGCTGATAAAGAAGAAAAAAGATTAAAAAATGATTTAATAAATATTAAAAAACAAGAGTTAGAAATAGCTCAGAAAATGCCAGGGACTACAGATTTAGAAGTTGCTGCAAGAAATAGAAAAATTGCTGCAATACAAGAAGAAATTGACAGGCTAAATGAACTAGGCAAAGTAAGAGAAAGTACAGCGACTACTCCAATGACTTTTGAAGAATATAATAAAGCTTTTATAGAAAATCAAAAACAATTAG